GCAGGTCGGCTATTGGATCGACGGTGGTGGCGCGAGATGATCCGCTACGCGCTGATTGCAGCCGGTTTTGTCGCTTTGACGGCTATATCCTTCATCGGTTGGGTGCTTGCGTTCTATGTGGCGCAAGCGATTGGCGTCAAATGACTCGACCACCTCAATATTCCGGTCCATGGGCGCGAGTTCGCAAGTCGGTTCTGGAGCGCGACGGTTACATTTGCCAGATCCGCGGCAAACGGTGCAGAGTAACGGCAACGGCTGTCGATCACATCGTTCCACCACCACTGGGACCGTCGTTTGATCCTGACAACTTACGAGCAGCGTGTAAGGCGTGTAACAGCGGTCGTGTGAACCATACAGCGATAGATCGTTGGCGACGTTCTAAGACGATTGTCGTGTTGGTGATTGGACCACCGTATGCACCGTTGTATGAGTACTGTCTGGCGCATCGTTCGACTGACGATCAGATCATTGACTTCGGTATGATCGCACGATCACTCGGATACGATCCAAACCACTTAAACGCCACAACGCTTAATCATACGAACGAACAACGCAATGCGATGTTGAACGCCGTTCGTCGTGGTGACCTAACGTCCACACGGTGTTGGATCACATCATCGAACCCGAACGCCGTTGCCTTGTTCCCCCACCATACCGTCGTCACCGTTGATGGCGATGAGGCAGCACATAACCCAGACCACCTGGACGATGCCAGTCGTGCGTTGGTTGCCGAGTGGTACGCCGCACGGCAAGGTGGTTCGGTTGGTGGTGGACAGGCATCACGCACATGGTGATCTATCCAGATGACATCCGGGGTGACACCACGGGTGGCGATTCGTGATCAGCATGAATGTGTATGTCGATGATCGGTTGCCGTGCGGGTGTCGCTTGTCGATCTGTAGCGCCACAGGTGCTGGCGCTGCTGCCTGGCGCCTGTCAGACACTACATGTTGTGGTTTTGATCTCAACTCCTACCGTAGGGGCGGGTCGCGACGGTGCACGATGATGCCACCATGACCCAGTGCCAACAGTTTTTGCGTCAAGCCGGAAAGGCCAGACCCCGCTTGGAGGGCCGACAATGACCCGTTCGCGGCCCTACGCCCCACCCGTCCCCGGTCTGACGACCGGGAAGGAGCGGCGCGACATGGTTCGCGCCTTGCGGCGCAACCCGGATCGGTTCGCGGCCTACCTGACCGTCCAGGAGCACTACTTTGCCTGCTCAAAGTGTCTAGGGGGCGAGGCGCACGGGCCAGGAGGCGTTCACCGTGGCTGAGGAGCCCGACGCGACCGGCTATATGACTGTCGACCGGCGCAAGCGCTGGTTCTATCACTGTTCGCTGTGCAAGACCATTATTGGCGACCACGGCTCCCGGGGGAAGGTGCACGGCTTCGAGGATGTTGAGCGGGCCGCCGAGGCTGGCCGGCTGCATCAGGCGAATCGCCATGCCGGCTAACCAGCGCGTCGGAGGCGACGACCTTCGCGAAGGCGCTGCGAGGGTGCTGGGCGGCACGGTGGCTGGTGAGCCCATTGGGCCGAACCGGGCAGCGGCAGAACTGACCATCGACGCGCTCGACAAGGAGGGAGTGATCCACGAAGGCGCTGACACCGCAAGGGTGGCGGCGTTCAGGTCACTTGCCGATCAGGTGGATGGCTTCTCGTCAGGCAACAGCCAGATGTGGAAGGAATATCGAGCCGCTGAGCTTGAGCTCCGACACGGAGCAAGTGAGGAGGAGAAGGTTGACCAGTACGAAGCCCTACTCGCGGCGCTGTCGTCCAAGGTGGGCCCCGCCCCGGACGCCCAGCCGCAAGTCGCTCGGAAACGAAGTCGCGATCGTAGCGGAGCTCCTGGGGACGCCGCTGCAGCCGTGGCAGGCGCAGGTGGCAGACGTGGCGCTGGAGATGCTGCCAAACGGCCTCCCCGCGTACCGCGAGATCGTGGTGCTGGTCCCCAGGCAAAGCGGCAAGACGAGCCTCTGCCTAGCGCTTGAAGTTCATCGGGCGCTGAAGTTCGGCAGCCCGCAGAACATCGCGTACACGGCCCAGACCGGCTTCGAGGCGCGGAAGAAGCTGATCGACGACCAGGCGCCGATCCTGATGCGGTCGGCGCTGTCCGCCGCGGTGGAGCACGTGTTCCGCGTAAGCGGTGGTGAGGGGATTCTGTTCAAGGGCGGCTCCCGCATCAACGTCGTCGCATCGTCCCTGTCAGCCGGCCACGGGGCCGTCACCGACCTCGCGGTCCTTGACGAGTCGTGGATGGACCTGGACGACCGGCGCGAGCAGGCGCTGATCCCGTCGATGGCGACGCGGAGGGCTGCGCAAATCCTCATCGTCTCCACCGCTGGGTACGAAGGCTCTGTCTACCTGAAACGCAAGGTCGACGCGGGCCGCGATGCCGTCACCAACGGGCTGACCACGGGGATGGCCTACTTCGAGTGGTCGGCCGAGGATGACGACGATCCGGCCGACCGCAACGCCTGGCGACGCTGCATGCCTGCCCTGGGCCACACAATCGACCAGTCCGTCGTGGAACACGCCTTTCGGACAATGAACGAGGACGAGTTCCGACGGGCGTTCCTGAACCAGTGGACCACCGCGGAAGAGCGCGTCCTGCCCGCCGCGCTCTGGAACGCCTGCAACTCAGCCGACGTAGCGCCTGCGGGCGGTTTGATGTTCGGCATCGACCTGAACGCGGAGCGGACGGCGGCGGCAATCGTCGTTGCCGACTCGTCTGGGCGCTGCGAGGTGATCGAGGCAGGACTTCCCGTCTCGCGGCTCATAGATCGCGCCACCGAGGTCGCGCTGAAGCAGAACACCGGCGTTGTCCTCGACGCTCGCGGGCCGGCGGGCATGTTCATGCCCGAGATCGAGGCGAAGGGCGTGAAGGTCTATGACTACAGCTTCGTCCAGGTTGCCCAGGCGTGCGGGCGGCTGTTCGACGCTGTCGCCGATGGACAGATTGCGGTTAGGCGCCACCCTCGGCTCGATGCCGCGGTCGCGGGCGCTCGGCGGCGCGAGTCGGGTGACGCCTGGATGTGGTCGCGGAAGGCCACCTCGACCGACCTGAGCCCCCTCGTCGCCCTCACGCTCGCCTACGACAAGGCGAAGCGGGCAAACACCGTCTGGATGGAGTTTGGCTGACCCGAGGTCCCGTTACACCATGGCACCGGCTGTCGTGGCTTAGAATCGCTCCCAGAGGCCGTAGCGGCCATCCTGGACGACCATACTGGAGCCCACGTTGAGTCTAATAGATCGCCTGCTCAATAGGCCTGGCGCGGGGACCGCGTTGACGGTGGGGCCCCCGACCGAACTCAGATATTCTGGACCGGCGGCCGGATTGAGCATACCGGACTGGCTCCGTATGTTCGAATCGATGTCCTTCAACGGGGTGAACTACATCGTCCCGACCGGCGGCCTGGCCGAGATGAAGGCCAAGGAAGCCACCCGCGACCCCATCGTGATGATGTGCTGCATGGTCCGCGGCGCAGTGTTCTCCGAGCCGCGGTTCGTGTTCCAGAAGTATAAGAACGGCCGGCCCGGCCTCATCTCGGATGGTCCGGGGCTACAGCTGCTGGCCCACCCGTGGCCGCAGGCCACCACCAGCGACCTCCTCGCCCGTATGGAGCTCGACGCGTCGCTGTATGGCAACTCCTACTGGGTTCGCACCCCAGGCGTTGCCAATCAACTGTCACGTCTGGACCCGGGCAGAGTACACATCCTGACCGGCGACGTGGAGGACGAGCTTACCGGCAAGGCGTTCGGCACCACGCTCATCGGGTACGCGGTCCACGACAAGAACGAGCACTCCGTTGCGATCTTCACGCCGCAGGAGGTGGTCCACTACCGCCCGATGCCCGACCCGATCCACCAGTTCCGGGGCGCCTCGTGGCTCCAGTCGCTGCTCCCGGACGTGCAGGCCGATTTGGACCTCGTGGACTATAAACATTCATTCCTCCGCAATGCGGCGACGCCGAACCTCGTCGTCCAGTTCACCGACCCTGTCGGCCCTGACGCGTTCAACTCATTCAAGGAGCGGATGGAGTCGACCCACACGGGGCCGCAGCAGGGGTTCAAGACCCTGTACGTCGGCTCCGGTGTCGACGTCAAGGTGGTCGGCTCGAACTTCAACGACCTGGCGATGAACGCCACGATGTCCCAGGGCGAGACCCGCATCGCCGCCGCGGCCGGTGTTCCGGCCTCCATTCTGGGCCTCTCCGAGGGTCTGAAGGGCTCGGCGCTGAACGCGGGCAACTACGCCGCGACCCGGCGCCGGTTCACGGACGCCACGATCCGCCCGCTGTGGCGGGCATGTGCCGGCGCGCTTGAGACACTCATCGTCCCGCCCACGGGCCAGCGCCTCTGGTACGACGATTCCGATGTCGCCTTCCTGCAGGCCGACATGCAGGACGCCGCCTCCGTGCGGCAGGCTGACGCGGCCACGATGCAGCAGCTGGTAATCGCCGGGTTCGACCCAGAGTCCATCGTCACCGCCATCACGACCAGCGACTGGAGCAATCTGGAGCACACCGGGCTCGTCACGATCCAGTTGCAGTCGGAGACCTACGACCAGGCGGAGCAGCTAGGCGCACAGGCGCTCAAGACCGCCAAGAAGCCACCGCCCAAGCCCGTCCCCGTCGCACCCGTCCCGCCGCCAAACCCCATCATGGACGCGCACCTGAACCCCGCGCCGGCGGATGGTTCGGACGCTCAGCCCGACGCCACGCCAGATAAAGGAACCGCCAAGTGAGAAACCCCACCGACCACGAAGCTCGTCAGATCCGCTCGTCATTCATTCCCGGTGCGCTGGAGTTGCGCGAAGCGCTGGGCGTGACCGTGGGGGAGCTATACGGCCATTTCAGCACGTTCAACTCGTGGTATACCGTGGACAGCGCGACCGAGGGCCGCTATCTGGAGCGCGTGCTCCCCGGGGCGTTCACGAACACAATCGCGAACGACCGGGGCGGGATGCGCTGTCTGTTTGCGCATGGGCTCGACCCGGCGCTGGGCAGCAAGCCGCTAGGCCCGATCACGAGTCTAGCCGAGGACGAGACCGGCGCGGCGTACACCGTGTCGCTGCTGGACACCGACTACAACAAGAACTTTATCGTGCCGGCGCTGGAGGGCCGCCTGCTTGATGGAACCAAGACCGGGTCTCAGCTGGGCGCGAGCTTCCAGTTCACGGTCCCGGCCGACAAGTGGGAGCGCGGGAAGGTTAGCTCGGTCAACCCCGAAGGGCTGGACCGGCGCTCCATTGTCGAGGCGAAGGTGTTCGAGTTCGGACCCGTCGCCTTCGCTGCCTCAGCGTCGGCGTCAGCCGCCGTGCGCTCTGGAACCGACGAATATTACCGACACCTACTCCACGACGGGCGTTTCGTGGCTGACCTGATCAGCCGCACAAGCCCCCGCGTTGTGGAGCGGATGTTGAACGAGGCGCGTGACAAGGCCAGCGCCCTCGACCCGGCGAACGACACAGACCCAGAGGGCGGCAAGGCTGGCTCCGGGTCGCAAGAACGGCGCACTTCGCAGTCGTACAGGCGCGCCATGGCCCTATTAACATTTGGAAAGTAATGGCAAAGTTAGTTGAGGTCCGCGCACAGGTCGAGGCCCTGAAGGCCGAGATCCGTGCTTTTGCGGACAATACCGAGGACCTGTCCGAGGAGGAGGAAACTCGCTTCGCGGCAGCTATCGCGGAAGGGGAAGCGGCGGTCGCGTCCCTGACCGAACTGGAGACTCGCGCCCGCAAGGTCGCTGAGATCGCCAGCAAGACCACCGACAAGGTCGACGGGGAGCATGTGGCACCGGGCCAGATCAACTCCAAGTCGCCGTTCGACGTGGACACCCGCAGCGCGTCTACTGCGGAGATGCGTGACGCTGGGATGCGAGTCCTTGAGTCGCGCGGGAAGCGTCTCAGCGCGAAGCAGCAGGACACGGTTGCCCGGCTGTTCGATGGCGCGACTGACGTGAGTGCGCGGTCGATTGCCGAGCGGGCAATCCTGACCGAGTCGGACGCGTACCGCAGCGCGTATCGCAAGACCCTGCTCCAGACCAATCCCCGCTTTACCGCTGAGGAAGGCGCTGCGATTGACGCAGTGAAGGCATCCAGCATCGAGCGTAGGTCCAGTGAGGGCAGCAACAGTGGCGGCGGATACGCCATTCCGATCACGATTGACCCGACCATCATCCTGACCAGCGGAGCGTCGGACGCCCCGATCCTGTCCGTGATGAAGGTGGTCCAGGTGGAGACCGACGCCTACCGTGGCGTCACGTCAACGGGTATGACGTTCACGTACGGCGCTGAGGCGTCGGTCGTGGCGGACGGCTCGCCAATCCTGGCGCAGCCTGTCATCCCCGTGTACCGTGCAACCGGCTTCGTGCCGTTCTCGTACGAGCTTGACCAGGACATTCCTGGCGGGTTCGCGGATGAGATCGCGGCAACGCTGGCACAAGGGTATGTTAACCTGCTCGCGCAGGGGACCATGACCGGGAGCGGTTCGTCCACTCCTACCGGTATCTACACCGCGCTTGCCGGAACCACCGGCTCCCGCGTGGCCGTCACCACGGCGGGCACCCTCGGCGCGGTCGACATTCGTGCGGCATGGAGTTCGCTCCCGGAACTGTTCCGTCAGCGTTCGACATGGCTCATGAATACGTCGGTTGAGAGCGTCATCCGGGCGTTCGGTAATGGGGCCTCTGGATCTCAGAACCTTGCGCTGGCTGACTTCACCATCAACCTGCTGGCCCCGAATGAGCCCGCCCTCGTGGGTAGGCCCATCATCCTGTCTGACTACTCGCCGGCATTCACCGGAACCACGAGCACGTCGGTGCAACTTGCGGTGCTGGGAGACTTCTCCCACTTCGTACTGGTCCAGCGCGTCGGAATGAGCACCGAGCTTATTCCGAACCTGTTTGACACTGCCACCGGGCGGCCCAATGGGCAGCGCGGCATCCTGTCGTTCAGCCGTCACGGCTACAACGTCGATTCTCCGCTACCGTTCAGGTACTTGGGCGGATCGGCTTCATAGCTTCGACCCCTCCTGCCGGCGTCACCCCAGCGAAAAATCTGGACCAGTGACGCCGGTTTGGGGGCCGTCGCTCGTAGGAGGGAATACATGACCCGGATCGTTTTTGGCGCGGCGTCGTGCCAGATCATGGGCGCCGAGGGGCTGCCCTATAACATCGTTGACTCCGAGGCGTGGGACGCCGCAGACCCGCTGGTCCGTGCTCGCCCCGAACTGTTCACCGACGAGCCGAACCGCGTCCGGCGCACGGTGCCCCCGGCTGCGGCGCCGGTGGTCGAGCGCGCGACCGCTACCCCCGGCATCGCCAGAGGCATCGCTGGGCGGTTCCAGCGGGCTTCTAAGACACCGGATGCCGCCGAAGGTGGTAGTACACCCGAGGTCCCGGAAGGCTCGTCACAGCGTTGGTAGAACGGGCTGTGGCGCCCCATGATGTGGTCCTGGCATACCTCCACACAAACGAGGTCACGTCGAGCTTCCAGAGGTCCCTTATGGACCTGATGGGTTTTGACATGGCCACCACCCGGCGCATCAGCAGCTACGTCGACATCAAGTCGGGAACAATGGGACTTCCCGAGGCCAGGAATAAGGCGTGTGAGCAACTCCTCTCGACCGACAAGCAATGGCTGTTCTTTCTGGACAGCGACATGGGGTTTGAGCCGAACGTCCTCGAGCTCCTGCTGGCCGTTGCGGAGACCCACCACCTGCCCGTCGTCGCCGGCCTAGCGTTCGCGTATCGCGAGGCCGTCTCAGACGGGAGAGGCGGCTACCGCTGCTTCCCCACCCCCGTCATCATGGACTGGATGAATCACACGGGCATTGGAACGCTGGACGATGGCGTCTCACGGATGACCGGCCGCAAACACTACCCAACAAACTCCCTCGTCCAGTGCCACGCCACGGGTGGGGCCTGCATCATCATTCACCGATCAGTCCTTGAGCAGATGAAGGAAGCCTACGGCGAGACGTGGTTCAACCGTGTCGCCGACGGCGGTGAGGACCTAACGGCGCCTGTCGCCACCCACGCGATTCGATCGCAGATGGGCGAGGACGTGAGCTTCAGCTACCGGCTGATGACGCTTGGGATCCCGCTATATGTCCACACGGGGATACGGACGACCCACCAAAAGACCCTCTGGGTAGCAGAGGAGGACTTCTGGGCGAGCTTCATGGCTCCGCCCGCAACCGAGCGCGTTGACGTTCTGATCCCCGTATTACACCGCCCACAGAACGTCAAAACACTAATGCAGTCATTGACGGCCACGACAGGGCTCACCAAGGCGTATTTCATTTGTGAGCCGGGTGACGCCGAGGAGATCGCAGAGGTCAAGAAGTACGGCGCGCGGGCGCTGGAGCACCCCGGCACGTTTGCCGAGAAGGTGAACTGGGCGTACCACTTCCTGACCGTCGACGACACCTGGACCGCCGAGGCGGCCGAGGCACAGTCCCAAACCCCGTGGATTCTCCTGGTCGGGGATGATGTGTTCTTCCGCCCCGGCTGGCTCGACCAGGCCCAGGACGTGGCGCGGCGCTACGGCGCCAAGGTGGTTGGCACTAACGACCTGCTGAACCTCCGTGTCCAGAGGGGAGAGCACGCAACACACCCGCTTATTTCCCGCGAGTATATTGATACGGTGGGCGCCACCTTTTTCGATGGCCCCGGCATCGTTGTGCACGAGGGCTACGGCCATTGGTACTGTGACGACGAGTGGACCGCCGCGGCAAAACAACGTAACGTATTTCAGTCCGCGCTCGGTTCGCAGGTGGAGCACCTGCACCCGATGTCCGGCAAGGCCGCCGATGACGATGTCTACCGCAAGGGAATGGAGACCGTCGAGGCCGACAAGGCGCTGTTCCTGTCTCGGGCCCGTGTTGCGTTGGGACAGTCGGCCGAGACGGAAACGCAACGTGGCCCCGCGGGCACTATTGGCACCGCCCCTGGTGGTGAAGGCCCCGGGGCCACGCCGAACCGCAAGGCTCGCAGGAGGAAGGCACATGCCTGAAGTGGCGCTCTCGGAGTGCGCGCCAAGCGCGCTGCTGGGCGACACGTCGCCCGTGGCGACGCTGGCCGACCTGGCCCCGTGCGCCGTTCTCTTCGACACCGCCCCATGCTTCGTACCCTCGGACACCTCGCCATCCGTCGTCCTCTCGGACACTATCTGCGGGAGTACCTGATGCTCTATACCGCCGGAACCCTCGTGACCGTCACGGGGACATTCACGGACACGACCGACGCGCTGGCCGATCCTACGACGGTTGTCCTGAAGTATTCCCAGGCCGGCACGACCGTCGTCACCACGGTGACCCCGGCCCTGATCTCCACCGGAGTCTACTCTGCTGACATCGACACGACGGGGTTCGGGACCGTTCAGGTGCTTTATGAGTTCATCGGGACCGGCGCCGTGCAGGTCTCGGGCGTTGGCGAGTTTGACACGGAGGCTTTGCCGTTCTGATGTCCGGTTATCCACTCATCAACCCGCTCTGTTCGCTGAACGACGTGAAGGCCGCGCTCGCAATCCCGCTGACGGATGTCAACGACGACTACCAGATATCGCTCGCCATCGACGCGGCAAGCCGCGAGATCGAGAACGTTACCGAGCGCCGGTTCTACCAGGACCCCGCCGCGTCGACCCGCACGTTCGTCGCAGAGAACATGTGGTTATTGGAGGTCGACGACTTCATGACGATGGAGGGGCTGGAGATTGTCGCCGACTTCGCGGGCGCGGGTGACTTCTCGACGGGCATCACGTTCGCACTGCCGACCGTTGTCGACGGTCGGACCCTGGAGGCGGGCGACGTCCAGCTCGAGCCGCTGAACGGCTTGCTCCGTGGGCAGCCGTGGGCGTTCGACCGCATCCGGTGCATCAAGAGCCTGTACTTCCCGATCTGGAGCACGATCAACTGGGCCCAGCCGTACCAGCAGGCGCTCGTCCAGGTGACGGCGCAGTGGGGCTGGACGTATATCCCCGTTGACGTGAAGCAGGCGTGTATCTTCGAGGCGCTCAGCCTGTACAGCATGAAGAACGCGCCGTTCGGCGCGACCGCCTTCGGCGAGACTGGCATCGTGCGGGCGAAGCCCGAGCTGCACCCGACCACGGCGAAGCTGCTCAGGCCGTACATGCACGAATCGGTCCTTGTGGCATGATCACGCTATTCGTCGGCTGCGTTCTGGGAGGGCTGATCGTGTACCTCTGCATGACCGCATCGCCATAATGACTTATCAAACACCATCGGTAACCCAGATCGCCAGCGCCATCTCCGCATCGGTCCTCGCGTACACCAAGGCGAACGGCGTTACGCTCCGCTCCCTGCCGTACCTGTCGGACCAGGTGCCAACCCCGCTACTCCTGCCGGCCATCGAGAAGGTGACGTACCATGCCGCGTTCGGGAACGGAAACGTTCACCACGAGTTCACCCTGCACCTGATCGTAGGACGCGTCAACGTCCGCACATCGATGGCGTCGCTCGAGGGCTTCATGTCCTACGATGGCCCGTCGTCGATCCGCGCGGCGCTGGAGGCGCCCGATGCGGTTGGCGCCCGCTCGCTGGGCGGCGTCGTCCAGGATGTAGTCGTCGTCGAGTCTGGCCCGCCAGGCTCGCTCGGCATCGGCACCCCGCCCGTTGAGTATGCCGTATGCCCATTTTCTGTCGAAGTGACGGCTTAACGGCTTGGGAGAACCGCGTGAACTATATCGTAACCAGTGGAAACTTTGCCCAGCCCGAGGGCACCGTCCTATCCGAGGAGCAGCTCGGCACCTGTAACATCGCCGCGTTGCTGGCCGGGGGGCATCTCGCCATCCGCCCCGATGACACGCCGGACGACACGCCGGATGACACGCCGGAAGCACCGGCCGCAACCACCCTGACCACCGAGGTCACACACGAGGAGCCTGACCAAAATGGCTAAGACCGTACTACTGAACCCAAGCATCACTATCAACTCTGTCAACCTCTCCGCGTGGTGCGACTCGGTCGAGATTGACGAGACCTTCGCCGATGTCGACTCCACCGCGTTCGGCTCGGGCAGCAAGACCCGCCTTGCGGGTCTCGGAGACCACAAGCTCACGCTAGAGCTCCAGCAGGACTTCGCGGGCAGCGCCGTCGAGGCGACGATCTATCCCCTCCTCTCCACCGTCGCCACCGTCGCGGTCCTGCCCGTGGCGGGCACGACCTCGACCACGAACCCGTCGTACACGATGAATGCGCTCGTTACCGACTGGAAGCCGCTCGCCGGCAAGATCGGAGACCTTGAGAAGGTCAGCGTTACCTGGCCGATCAGCGGACCAGTCACGAAGGCCACCTCATAGTGGCAAGTGGCAAGGCACCCAACCCATTCTCCCGCAAGGTTATCTACATCTCCAAGGTGGACGGCACGGTCGTTCGGACTTCGTGCCGTGCCTCCGTGGAGGTCGCGTTCGAAGAGAAGTACCACGCTGGCCTGGGCACCGCGTTCAACGGCGAGGATGCCGCAACGCGTTCATACTGGCTGGCGTGGGAGGCAGAGCGTCGCTGGGGCCGCGCAGACGGCGGACCGCCCGCGGACTTCCCGACGTTTGAGGCGTGGCTCGATACCGTCGAGGGCATCGACCTGGAGATAGAGTCATCCCCTTTCAAAGAGGCAGCACCGGCTATAACATAGCAGCTCTCGCAGTGGCCACCGGCATTCCCCCGCAGTTCCTGCTAGACGATTCGCTGCCGGACGGTATGATTGAGTCGATGATCGTAGCATACAACCGCATGAACCAAGGGTGACACATGGGCATTGAGACCTCCAAGTCGGGCACCGGTGTCTACGTCAACCTTGAGGACTTTCATTTTCTCGCCGTGAACTTCAAGGCCGTCGAGCCGCTGCTCTATAAAGAGCTAACGGCGACCTTGAAGGCGGCGGGGATGATCGTCGCCGCGCAGGCGAAGCAGAACGCCTCCTACTCGTCCAAGATCGCGGACGCCATCAAGGTCTACATGTCGGGGCTTTCGATCTATGTCGGGCTTCCACGCACCGACTTCCGGGCCGTAGAGGAGTACGCGCCGGGCGGCTGGGACCACCCGGTATTCGGGCCGGTGTTCTCACTGCCGCAGGTGTGGCAGACGGCGCGTCCGTACCTGTCCCCGGCGCTGGAGACCAAGAGCGATGAGGTTTCCGTCCTGGTATTCGCCGCTGTCTCAGAAGCACTCGATGGAGCGATGGACATATAAGTGGCGAATACTTGTCATCGTGGACATGCGTGGACCCCGGAGAACACAAGGGTATATCCGAATGGGTACCCCTCGGGAACGCGCGTGTGCCGCGCATGCCGTCGGGACTACGATGCTGGCCGGGTGGGGCAGCGGCCTTATCAGGACCAACTCGGCCACATGAGGCGCAAGTATGGCCTGACCGAAGACCGGTATGTCGGCTTATTGGTTGACCAGGACTGCTGCTGCCTCGGCTGTGGCTCCGATTCGAGCCTCGGATCTGGTGGTAAGCTTCAGCCATGAATAGGGACTTACAGGAAGCCTTTCGAAGGGTGGCCGAGGCCGGAGAGCAAAACGGTCAGGGCAATGGCTACCGCCGCGCCCCCGTCATCCCGGCCAGCGTCCCGGAGCTGCCTGATCTGAGCGAGATTCGGCGCGACTTGCAGCGCACGCTGGAGCGCCTGGGCCGATCATGTGGAGGCGAGCCGTGGCAGATAAACTAGTCCGAGTGATGGTCAGCGCCGACACAGCGCAAGCTCTGCGCTCGTTCGGCGAACTCTCCGTCGCCGCCAACGGCGTCGCCGACGAGGGCGCCGCCAGCATGGACAAGATGGCGTCTAGCGGCGGCAAGCTGACGCAGCTGGGGGAGAAGCTCGGCAGTTGGGGCGTCCCCTTCTCCGGCTCCATCACGAACGTCGGCAAGAAGTTCGACGACGCCGACTCCAGCGCGGGCAAGTTCGGCGCGCTTATGCCTATGATCGGCGTCGCGGTCGGCGCGGCGGTTATCGGCATAGGCGCCGCATCGCTCGACATGGCGGACAAGTTTGACAAGGCCACGAACCAGCTCGCGGCAAACGCGGGCATCTCCCAGGCGGCCGCGAAGGGGATAGGCGACGCGTTCCTGAACACTGCCGGCACGTCGATATTCACCGGCACGACGATCACGAAGGAGTACGCGGGCGTTGCGGCACAGCTGGACGCGACGCAGGGGAAGGCGCTCACCTCTGGCCAGGCGATGACCGTGATGCGCGCCGCGATGGACGGCGCCACGGCCACGGGCGAGTCGCTCGGCTCCGTCACGTCTGCGCTGGCAAACACGATGCAGGCGTTCGGCATCAAGGCCAACGGCGCGGCCGGGACCATGAACACGTTGTACGAGGCTGGCGTCATATCGGGCACGGGCATCACGGGAGTGGCCTCCGCCGTCTCGAAGATGCACTCCCAGCTTGGTGATCTGACCCCGCCGCTCGGTCAGATCGCGGGGCTACTCGACGACCTGAAGGAGCACGGCGAGACGGGTAGGCAGGGGCTCACGGCTGTCACGACCGGCATCACGTCGCTTATCAAGACGGCGCAGCTCACCCCAACCGCCATCGGCGCGATGACGGGCGCGGCGGCGCAGAACGAGTCTGAGTTCCAGTCGCTGGGGCTGAACGTGTTCAATGCCCAGGGGAAGTTCGAGGGCATCGGCGCGGTGATGGCCCAACTGAAGCCGAAGCTCGACGGTATGACCCAGGCGCAGCAGCTTCAAACGCTGGGCGTCGTGTTCGGCACCTCTGCAAACAAGAAGCTGCTGGACACGATCATGGCTGGCCCCGGCGTTCTCCAGAAGGACACGGACGCGGTCACAAATACCGGCCTCGCACATGCTGCCGCCCAGAAGGCGATGCAGAACATGGGCGACCAGATGAAGATTATCGGCGCGACCGTCGATGATGTGGGCACGAAGATCGGTGAAGTGCTGATGCCTGTCCTGGTCAGGATTGCCACCAGTATCGTGCCGATAATCTCCCACACGGCCGATTGGGTCGAGAACCTGCGCGGCCTCTGGAGCGGCCTAGGCGACGTGGTGACAGGGATTGGCAACGTGGTTGGCGCCTTCGTCGGCTTCGTCGCGAAGATCCCCACGCCCGTACTGATCGGGCTGGCGGGCGTTATCATGGCCACGCTGATTCCGACGTTGGTTAGTCTGGCCATCTCAACCGCTACGACGGCTGGCGCAATGGTGGCCGGATGGGCGACTGCGGCCGCTGGCGCGGTCGCGAGTGGCGTGACCGCGGCGGTCGCGTGGGTCCCGGCGCAGCTAGGCGCGATCGGCGCGGCTGTCGCGGCGGCGGCGAGTTGGGCAATCGCAACCGCGGCCATGGTGATTGGCGCCGTAGGCGCCGGCATCGCTATGGCCGCCGCGTTCCTGCTGCCCCTTGCGCCCTTCATCCTGATCGGTCTCGCGGTCGCGGGGCTCGTCGCGCTCGTGGTCCTCAACTTCGGCAAGATCAAGACCTTCGTTTCCGGCGTGGTGTCTGACATCACGGGCTTCTTCACCACGGCATGGGGCGATGTCACCTCCGGCGTCAGCGGCATGATCGACAAGGTGGAGGGCTTCTTCGAGCAGTTGCCAGGGAAGGTTACGGCCGTTTGGAGCACGATCACCTCGGGCGTCGGCGGCTTCATCTCTGGCATCGTCAGCTTCTTCGCGAGCTTGCCCGCGAAGATTGGACAGGCCATCTCCGGCATGGCCGGCATCCTCGGGAACGCCATCAAGAGCACTATAAACAACATCCCGGGAGCGGGGGCAATTGCGAAGGTGCTCGGCTTCGCCGGGGGCGGATACGTGACCCAGCCGACTCTGGCTTTGATAGGTGATGCCGGCCCCGAGTACGTCATCCCCCAGCAGCTTCTCACCACCAGCTTCGCCCGCGCACAGTCGCTCCCCGCTATCGCGTCCACCAGCGCCGCAGGCGGCGCTGGTGGCGCGGGCGGACCGGGTGGCGCCGGCGCGGGCGGTGGTGTCTATAACATCACCGTGAACGCCGGCATCGGGTCCGCGCCGCAGGAGATTGTGAACCAGCTGAAGATTTACATGCAGAACACCGGGACGATCCCGATCCGGGTGACCGGCTGACGTGGCCGCGCCAACCGTCCAGGTCCTCGTCGGCTTCAACGTCATACCCGGCTCTGGGCCCCTGTTCCGGCTGGACGATCCCGTTTATGGCCTGCTGGACTCCACAGACGTGCTGGGCGGCGCAGGCGCGATGCCGCCCTGGACCGACGTGTCGGCGCATGTATCGGGCCAGATCGCGACAGGCCGGGGCCGCTCCCGCGAGGCCGACCAGTTCACCACCGGCACATGCTCGTTCACGCTCCGCAACGAGTCCCGCCTGTTCGACCCGACGAACACCGCGTCCATGTACTATCCCGGCGTCGTGCCCCGGACGCCAGTCCAGATACTCGTAGCAGGCGTACCTGTGTTTACCGGCATCGTCGACGACTATGACGTGAGCTACCAGAAGCCGAACATCTGCACCGTTGCGGTCACTTGCCTTGACACGTTCTCGATCCTGGCGAACACATACGTCGTGAACCAGAGCCTGGTTCAGCAGCAGAGCGGCGCGAGGATCCTCGACCTGCTGGCGCTCAACGGCTACGCGGCGCCGACCAGCATTGCCGCAGGCCTGGCGACGATCCAGGCGGGCACGTATGGCACGTCATTCCCGGGTGACGTTGTGCTGACCGACATGCAGAACATCTCGGCGTCTGAGTGGGGCTTCCTGTTCGTCGACGCGAACGGCGTGATCCAGTTCCACGACCGGTACTGGATCACAGAGTCTGAGCAGGCGTATGGGTTCGCCACGACCTTCTCGGACGTTGCCGCCGACATCGCAGCCGGTGCCTTCGGCTACTTCGACGTTGGCATGGTGAGCGCAACCCGTCTGTTGTATAACCAGGTCCTTGGCACCCGCAACGGTGGCGCTCAGATGGCGGCGAACAACTACACCAGTCAGATCCGTTACCAGCTCCGCAGCCTCACGCTCCCAGCCGTCGAGAACGTGAACGATACGGCGGTGTTGGCGCTCTGTAACTGGGTGCTGAGCATCTACCAGAACCCCGTGGTGCGCTTCGATACGCTTGAGATTGAGATGGCGGGGCTGAGCCCGACGCAACAGGCGTCGCTGGCCGCGCTCGACCTGATGTCGCTTGCGTGGGTGAAGCGGACTCCGCCGGGCGGCGGGACACCAGCGGTGATCGCGATCCCGTCGTACGTCGAGTCGATCAACTACGCGCTCGATGCCTCCGGGTCCACATACCGCGTGAAGTTCGGCTTCGGCACCGTGCCCGCCTTCGGCTTCGTGCTGGACAGCGCCACGCTTGGCGTCCTCGACGTTAACCAACTACCCATCTAGTCCGAGAAACGGGCAGTATAGGAGGCGACATGGCGCAACCGAACTTCACGCTAGGCCAGATCCTCACGTCGCCCGAGATGAACCAGCTGGCCGACATGGTGCTGTACCCAATCGCCGTATCCGCGTCCACGAACCCCCTTGTCGCGGGAGGGGCCTACATCGTCACCACGGGCGCTAGCGCCCTCACGATGACGCTTCCCGCCCCAGGCGTCGCCGGGAACATCATCGCGGTCAAGAAGGCCGACAACACGGCCGGGACGATCACGATCAACTCGGGCATTTATGGCGACTTCCTCGGCCCGGGCATCCCTGCATCAACCACCACGATCCAGATCTCTGCCGTTGGTGCCTCCATCACCCTGCTGTGTGACGGCTCCAACTGGCACGTCGTCGCAGGCGCGCAGGATACGGGCTGGCTGCCGATTCCCACGTACACCAACTCGTGGTTCAGCTCGAGCGGACCAGCCACGGGTGGCACGGTTGCGGGCTACCGGGTTACTGGCGATGTCGTCCGGCTGGGTGGCATAATCTCGGGCGGGACGACCGGCACGCTGGCCTTCACGCTACCGGCCACCGCGTACCCGGCGCGCAACCTGACCCTCATGTCGGCCGACACCTCCACTCCGACCATCTGCAAGTGGGTGGTCGGTACGACCGGAGTTTGCACGCCGACCTTCACCTCTGGCGCCTTGCCCGCCCTGGATCTCCTCACCTGGACGACGGACTGATGCCCAGGGTCTCCGTAGCCAGCCCGCCGAACGGCTGGACCGTCGCCACGCTCAAGACCTACATGGACCAGCGGTTCGGAGATTCGGACAAGGCTGTGGCGGCAGCGCTCCAGGCGGCGGACAAGGCCGTCCAGGCTGCCCTGCTGGCGCAGAAGGAGGCGGTCCTTAAGGCCGAGATTGCAACCGATAAGCGCTTCGAGACGGCCCGGATTGAGGCCGATTTCAGAATGAACGCCTTGGGCTCCAAAATCGACGAGTTGCAGGCGGTCGTTAACCAGAGCGCAGGCAGGTCTCTCCGTGACGAACGCGACGAAGACCGCCACTACGAGTCAGGCGCCCAGGCGCGTTACCTGGGTGTCTATGCCGTGATCGGCGTCGTACTTGTGGTCCTCGGCGGCCTTATCGGGCACTTGGTCCACTGATGGCTGCCGAGTACCGCGGCTGGCGGCTGTGGTTCGACGCACGGTGCCGCCGGCTCGACGACGCCATCGCCGAAGTGATCGAGATGCTGCACCGGGGCGAGATGACTGGTGAGGGCTACCTTGAGGCCATCGAAGGCGCGCTAGTCGCCCGGATGCGCTGGGTGGAGGCGCTCACGGCGTATAACGCATTTATGGAGTACCACTCAAGTGATGAGTAGGAGGGCAGAACGGCGAGCAAGGTAACACAGGAGATGACTACATGACCGGGGGATTCACGTGGTATGACCTGGCGCTGTTCGCCGGTATGGCCGTAACCGTCTGGCGCGTTATCGTCCAGAACCACGTGATCGCCACGGCTAAGTCTGAGCTTGAGAAGCTGAAGCGGATGCACGCCGGGACCACCGAGCAGCACCCGCCCGAGCCGAGTCCCGGCGAGGTCGCTGGGTGACGCCAGGGCTGAGGCTAGGCGCGGCCTGGACCACCCAGCCGCTCGGCCGTCGGGCCCTGCGGCTGGAGAAGTACCTGCCGGACCGATCCGCTATCCCTGCGCCGCCCACGTCGTGGGTCGTGCCGGGCGGCGGCACGTACCCGTACGACGCGAACGGGTACGCCTCAGACTGCATCCCCGCCTTTGTCAGCCACCAGATCGAGGCGTGGCAGCGGTTTCTCGGCCGGGACCGGATCTACACCGATGCCGAGATCCTGGCCTGGTATGAGTATCTAACCGGCGGCAGTACGACTGTCGGCGTATCGATGCCCGCGGCGCTGGACCTCTGGGCGGCGACCGGCTTCCCGGCGCCGCCCGGCGCAACCCCCGGCGCGGACCAGGACACACTGCTGGCCTGGGCTGTCGTCGAGCCGACCGACCACCTCCTGGCCCAGACGGCGCTCAGCCTGTTCGGAGGTGGTGGCTCGCTGCTCGGGCTGCCGATAGACGCCGACACGCAGCGCGTGGCGGGCGAGGAGTGGGAGGTCACGACCGGCCCGGGCGCGGTGGTTGGCTCATGGGGCTGGCACTGCGCACTCGTCAGCGCATATGACGCGGATGGCGTGACGTTCGAGACCTGGGGCTCGACTCAGACGGCATCGTGGGCGTGGTGGGACGCGTACTGCTCGGGGCTCTATCTGTGCGTCAGCAACGATTGGGCGGGCGATCCGATGGTGGACCTTGCCGCCCTGGAGGGAGACATGAGGCAACTCGCGGGACCCGCTAGTGCAGCGCCATCCGCGCCGGTCGGGCTCGTCCGCGGCGTCGACGTTTCGAACTGGCAAGGAGCCAACATCAACTGGGCTACCGCGAAGGCCGCCGGCGTTGAGGTCGCGTTCGTCCAGGCGACAGAGGGCCGGTTCTACGAGAGTCCGAACTTCCACGTCCAGGTGGCCGGCGCGCGCGCGGCCGGCATCAAGGTCGGCGCGTACCACATGTCGCACCCCTCGGCCAACTCTGCGCAAGGGGAGCATGATTACTTCACGGCCTACGTCGGCTCAACCGTCCTCGACCTGCCGCCCATGGTGGACGACGAGGTGAGCGGCGGCATGGACTGGTCCGATAACGTCGCCTGGCACAAGGAGTTCCTGGCGCTCTGTGGCGCCGGGGCGTTCCACTACTGCAACGAGTACTACCTTGAGAACATGGGGCCGCTGGGACGCCAGTGGACCGCCCGTCCGGGCGCAACCGCGCTGGCCGCTGGCGACTTCGCTGTCCAGTACTCGCTCGGGTCTGCCGAGGTCGGCTTCCCCGGCGCCGTCGACTTAGACGCGTTCAACCCGGCGATCCTGGGAGCCGTCCCACCGCCGCCACCCCCGCCTCAGGAGGGAAAAATGCTAGTCGTGTTCTACGCGAAGAATGTCCACGGGACCATCGCCTCGTTCGCAGGCGATGGTCTTACCGCCTTCCGGTGGCTTGAGAGCGCGGCCCAGCATGCTGATGCGCTGGCCGTCGGAGCCGTCGCCGGTAGCAAGGCGCCACGGGTCTGGAACGCTCCAACCGCCCCGGTAGCCGACCCGATGGCCTTCGGCACCCCGGCAAACGCTGCCACCGCAGCGGAGCTCGGGCTGCCGTTCCCATAGTCTCTAGTCCACAGTACCCGAGTACCCGAGTACCCGAGTACCCGAGATCGAGATTATGGCAAAAGCGTACTCCCACGGGTACGGTTTTGGCGGCGCCTCTCGTTGCAGCTGCCCGAAGCGTACCTCCCGTGGTACAGTGTTGGCATCATGACGACCACCTATGCATAATATGCAGTGCCGTGCATAACCCCGTTCCGTGTTCTTATTCCCCAAGCACCTATCTCCCAGGAGGAACCATGACCCTACCGACCCTGAAGCAG